TTTCTAAAAAATATATATATAGGCGAACCAGATTATATGAAAAAATACGTAATGATTGTAAATTGTGCCCATGGTAAGGGGATTAAATTTATTAGGGAAGAATTGAAATTTTTTGCTAGAACAAATATACATTTACATGATGGTAGTATATTTAAAAGCATTATCTTATTAAATGCAGATAAATTAACTATTGATGCTCAATCAGCATTAAGAAGATGTATTGAATTATTTAGCCATTCTACCCGTTTTTTTATTGTAATTGAAGACAAATACAAATTATTACGTCCAATTCTCTCTAGATTTTGTGAAACGTTTATTCCGCAACCAACTGTAAATAACAAAATACTAAATTTACATCAGTATAATTTAGAAAATAGTTTTAATATGCAAAAGACTGTAAAGGCAAAGAAGCTACGATTTAAAACAGAGTTCGAAAAGTTAAAGACAGCGAATATATATTTACTTTCGGAAAAATTGTACGAAAAAGGATATAGTTGTTTAGATGTCATCAATTATATAAAAGAAATGGCTATTGACGATGAGAAAAAATACGAATATTTAGTATTTATTCAAAAAATAAAAAGGGAATTTAGAAATGAAAAATTATTAATGTCATGCATATTACATTTTTTATTAATACGTTCGAATTATACTTTAGAAAATATTTCATTTATGTAAATGGATGATTATTCTATCTCAAGTCTTCAAGAATCTAGAAACGAATGGTGTTCTCGTTTAATAAATATTATTACACCTTTAGTAATGGAAGGTTTTAAATCAATTTTCGACGAATCGTGGAAATTATGTCAAGATAATGATGAAACTGATAAATATTTAATGACATTTCAAAATTTTCTTGCTAGAATTCCAAAGTGGAATCCAACTATTGTAGAGCAAGAAACACAGCGTATAGTAGAGAAAAGTAATTGTGGTTATTTAACCGACTTAATTAGTTGCGTCCATATAATACAATTGAAAAGTCTTACTTGTATGCGTGTAGGAAATAAACAAAAGAAGGTAGATATTACAATGCCGTCTTTAAATGATTTTATACACAAAGTGTATATTAATGGTGCTAGAAAGATTTATACAAATATTTATTTGTTCGAAGTAAATATCTCTCCTCTTCAAATACAAAAACATCGTCGTGAACTAGAGATTATTATAAGAGAGGAAATATTGAATTCAATAAGAGAAAATGTGCCTGTAGAAAACATATTAAAGGTGTATTTAGATGAAACAGTTGAAGATGATATTGAGGTCGAAGAGAGTGAAAAAATTATTTCAACAGAGCCAATAATTGAAGATGACCCGGAAGAAGAACCGGAAGAAAACAAAAAAGAAGAGGATTTCGAAATAAAACCTATTGTGCACGAAGAATTAACAACAGAGTCAATTAAATTCAATGATATAGATGAAGCTATTAGTGTTGATAATATTATTAGTGAGATTGAAGCTCCTAAAACAACAGAACGGTTAGAGAAGATTAGTAACGAGAGAAATGAAGCTAGAAAATTAGAAGAAAATGAGGATGATGAGGATGAGGATGATAAAATTACAATTGGTGGGAAAATAAGTCTTTCAGAGTTAGACGTTCATGATTTAGAAAAACCAAAAAAATTAAACAAAGCTCCACTCGGTTTAGAAGAAATAGAAATACTTGTATAATTAGTATTATAAATTCGTTAAATTTACATTAAGAATAAAATATAATTAATGTAAATGACAGACATGTATATGTATTCTTTAGCCATTTCGGTAGTCTTTTTCTTGTTCAAGTTTTTGGAAATGAAATTTCATTCAGATGACGAAAAGAAGCCTTTGAAGGTTGTTATTAAGGAAACTCTTATGGTTTATTCTGCGTCCATGGTAGGTATTTATATGTATTCACAATTTGATACAACAGAATTAAAGGGAGGAAAGAGTACCATGGCGTTTGTAGATAATCCGTCCTTTTAACGAAACCAAAAATAATAATAATAATTATAATTATAATAATTATTATTTATCGTCTAATTACTGTAAATTTGGAATTTTATCAAAATTGATAATTTTGTGATTTTTATTAATTTTCTTTCTACTTGTGATGTAAGATTTAAAAATATCCTTTTGGATTTGTGCTTTTGGGATTGCATTATGAATTGTTCGTGCGATCATTTTATATAATTTGAATTCGGGGTACCTCTCTTCCCCGTTATTTTTATATAATATATTTCTCTCTTTATCATCCAATAACCAAGTATATAGCAATTCTACAATCTTGTTCTGTTTTACTAATTTTGGCACATCCGCTAATTCTTCTACGAAATGATCGAATAGACAACATGATAGTCTACATAAATCGAAACTAGTATTAGGTTCAAGTCTAGGTTTTTTTTCATCAAAATATGGCTCACAGTTGTATTGTGAAGCAGCGTCTCCTTTTGGATGAAAACTATCACTACACATAATCTTACCATTAAATTTATAAATAGATCTTCCAAAATCAATAATCTTGTAGATTTTTCCATAAGTTGGTACTTTATAATAGACCCCTTCATAACAATAATGAATAAATTGTTTTTCAGTCGGTATATACATTATGTTATTTGTATGTAAATCGTTATGTGTAAGTGAAAATACCTTTTGGTATAATGTTAATATCATAATTATTTGAAATAAACAAGAAGTCCATTCTAGATTATTTAATACATCTTCTTCCATAAGCATATCCAATGTATTTTCACATTTTTCGATGCAGATCATTTCTACTGGAAAATTATAAATAGAACAGAAAATATCTTGTTCTATAGAACTAGTACAAGATGAATTTTCACTACTAGCATCGTCATTACTATCATTATCATTATCATTATCACTATTCAACTCGTCTCCATCTGATGTATTAGATGATTTTGAACTACATGAGGAACTAGAATTAGAGTGAGTAGATTTATTCAAAACTGTATTAAATATACATACATCACTTAAATCGAGTATTAAGTTATTTGTTGCAATAGTATTAGTGTCTATAGGTAATACATCGAAATCAATATCAGATAGATTATCAATATCTATTACATTTAAAGATTCGTTAATAAGGATTTTCTTTTTGTTACTTCTTGAATCGATGTTAAATATATCAGAATAAATTTCACCTTCAATTTTAAAGAGTTTATCCTTGTTACTATGGAAAAAATCACTTTCATTTAAATAGTCTATATCATCAACAATATTATATGTGAATTCTTTTTGATTACCTAAAAAACAACCATAATAATCTATACCGTGTGTAAAATCATAATGATTGTTTAATTGACTTGATAAATAAGTAAAAAATCCATCTATGTATGAAGTATTATTAGTATCCAATAATTTAGGAAAACATGACTTGTCTTCGTATGTGGGTAATTTAAATAATTCTGTATTAGATATATCATATTTACCAGTCATATATCTTAAAGGATCTAATAATGGAGAGAATTTACAGAAAATAGTTTTTTCACATAAATTGTTTGAATTATCAGATAAAGTAACCCTTAAAATATTTTTAGTATAACATTCTTTAATATCGTGTAAATAATACTTATGGTTAAGATTAATACTATTGTAATTGGAATTATTTAGTGAAAAGAATTTTTCATAAATAGGAACATAGTTTTGAGGATTTGATAAATGAATATCAGAGTTTTCTAAAGTTTTAAACAAATCTTCATTCTTGTTTTTTCTATAGTAAAGAGAGAAGTCCATCTTTATTATCAATAATGTTTATAATTATATTTATTTAACTTATTTCGTATAGTAATAGTTTTTTTTTTCTTGTGAAATAATAATTATGACTCTAGACTTGAAAAAATTCGATATGAAGCATATAAGTTTTCGTCCAGATGAAAATAAAGGTCCAGTTGTTGTTTTAATTGGTAGAAGAGACACTGGTAAGAGTTTTTTAGTTAGAGATTTGCTATATAATCATCAAGATATTCCTATAGGAACTGTCATTTCTGGCACGGAAGCTGGTAATGGTTTTTTTGCAGCACATGTTCCTAAACTATTTATACATGATGAATATAATACTGCGATTATAGAAAATATTCTGAAGCGGCAGAAAACGGTACTGAAACAGGTAAACAAAGAAATGGAGGCATATAAGCGGACGTCAATAGATCCGAGGGCATTTGTGATTCTGGATGATTGTCTATACGATAATAAATGGACGAAAGATAAAATGATGCGACTGTTATTTATGAATGGACGGCATTGGAAGATTATGTTGATTATTACCATGCAATATCCATTAGGTATTCCACCAAATTTAAGAACAAATATTGATTATGTATTTATATTGAGAGAACCATATATTGCAAATAGAAAACGTATTTGGGAAAATTATGCGGGTATGTTTCCCACGTATGAATCTTTCTCTCAAGTAATGGACCAATGTACTGAAAATTTTGAATGTTTAGTCATTAATAACAACGCAAAGTCGAATAAATTAAGCGACC